ACGACCATGACCGATACCGACACGCCCGCACTAGCAAGCTAAAACCCCAAACGAGAGGAAAACGCCGTTACACCACTACAAGGGACTTGACCTCAAGGATCCAGCTCGGGTTCGGGAGTCGTGGCAGGCGACGTTCGGTGGCGCGAGGAACGGGAACAAGATCGCCGTCCTTGAGGAGGGCATGAAGTACACGCCGATCTCAGTGTCTCCTGAACAGGCGCAGTTCTTGGAGACCCGTAAGTTTCAGATCAATGAGATCGCCCGCATTTTCCGTATCCCGCCGCACATGATCGGTGACCTCGAAAAGAGCTCATTTTCGAACATTGAGCAGCAGAGTCTCGAGTTTGTGAAGTACACGCTTGATCCGTGGGTGATCCGCTGGGAACAAGCCATCACCAAAACACTCCTCAGTCCGTGTGAAAAACCTGGCGTGTATGTGAAGTTCAACGTTGAAGGTCTGCTGCGCGGGGACTACCAGTCACGCATGGAGGGATACGCGGTGGCTCGGCAGAACGGGTGGATGAGCGCTAACGATATACGCGAGCTAGAAAACCTCGACAAGATTCCTGCTGAGGCTGGCGGGGATCTCTACCTGGTAAACGGCAACATGCTCCCACTCAGTCTTGCAGGGGCATACGCGCAGACAACCGAGTCTGAACCGAAGCCTGAACCGGCTGAGGAACCTACGAGTGAATCTTCTGTAAGGAGGAGGATATGAGACGTTTTTGGAACTGGCTCACACCCGAGCCACGCAACACTGACCCGGACGCAGGTAGTGTCCGGGTTTTACGCATTAGCGGCACAATCGCTGAAGAATCCTGGTTCGATGACGACATCACACCCGCCATCTTCGCCAATGAACTCAACGCGGGTAGCGGGCCGGTGACGATCTGGCTCAACAGCCCCGGAGGGGACGTGGTTGCTGCCGCACAGATCTACAACATGCTCATCGACTACCCAGGCACAGTCACCGTCAACATCGACGGGATCGCCGCATCCGCCGCGTCCGTGATCGCCATGGCAGCCACGAAGGTCGCCATGAGCCCGGTGTCGATGTTGATGATTCACAACCCTGCCACGATGGCGGTCGGGGATAAGGACGAACTCGCACGTGCAATGAACATGCTTGATTCGGTTAAAGAATCGATCCTGAATGCATATCAGGAGAAGACGAACTTGAGCAGGGCGAAGCTGTCCAAGCTCATGGACGCCGAAACGTGGATGGATGCGCGGGCCGCGATCGACATGGGATTTGCCGACGAACTCCTGACAGGTGAACGCAACCCAATGTTTGCGGTCTCGCCTGAGAAGCCCAACGATGACCTGGATGACGATGAGGACAAGGTCGACTCCCCAGACGAACCCGACGACGATGAGAAGCGCCTGCCGTTCCCACCCAAGAACGCAGGACTTGGCACGGTGTTTTCACGCCGAGCAGCCGAGCAAAAACTCGTCGCACATCTGACCGCCACATCACCTCCGAAGCCGATGCGACCACCACACCTCACCACTACACCCGCTGCACCTCTTGGTCGGCGGGTTTGTGATTTGTACGCCGAACTAGCGAACCAACCCCACTGAAAGGACAACTAACCATGACGACCCCTATGACTGTTTCTGATCTTCGTACCAAGCGCGCAGATGTTTGGGAGAAGGCGAAGGCTTTCCTAGATGAGCGCCGCGACACCACAACTGGCTGTCTGTCTGCTGAAGATGATCAGGCTTATGCGAAGATGGAAGCCGAGATCGATCGTCTCACCAATGAGATCGCCCGCTCTGAGCGCGCCCTGCGCCGCGACGCCGACCTCGCACGAGCAACGAACATGCCGCTCACGTCCATGCCGGGTATGAATCCTGATGATGAAGCCAAGCCGACTGCACCGCGCGCGACCGCCTCGTATAAGCGGGCGTTTTGGGACGCGATGCGGCTCAACGTTTCTCCGATGGAAGTCCGCAACGCACTGTCTGAAGGCGTCGATACTGAGGGCGGCTATCTGGTGCCTGATGAGTTCGAACGTACCCTGATCTCCTCACTGGAGGATCAGAACATCATGCGAGGCCTAGCCAAGGTCATTCAAACCACCAGCGGGGATCGGAAAATCCCGGTCGTCTCTACGCATGGCACTGCCGGGTGGCTCGATGAGGGCAAGCCGTATACGGAATCTGATGAAGCTTTCACGCAGGTCAATTTGAGTGCGTTTAAGCTCGGCACCTTCCTCAAAATTTCAGAGGAACTCTTGAACGATGCGGCGTTTAATGTCGAGCAGTATTTGGCGGCGGAGTTTGCTCGTCGTATTGGCGCTGCCGAGGAAGAAGCCTTCCTCACCGGGGACGGTAAGGGTAAGCCCACCGGTATTTTCGCAACTTCTGGTGGTGGTGAGAAGGCAGTGACTACGGGCAAGGCGACGGATATTACGGCTGATGAACTCATCGATCTGCACTACGGTTTGCGTGCTCCGTATCGGAAGAACGCGGTGTGGCTGATGAACGACTCGACCGTGAAAACCATCCGCAAGCTCAAGGATGGTAACGGCCAGTATCTGTGGCAGCCAGCCCTGACCGCAGGAACCCCAGACCTTGTCCTTGGCCACCCCGTCCACACGTCCACGTTTGTGCCTGAAATCAAGGCTGGTGCGTCGACGGTTGCTTTCGGTGACTTGTCGTACTACTGGATCGCCGACCGACAAGGCCGCTCGTTCAAGCGGCTCAACGAACTGTTCGCAACCACCGGACAGGTCGGATTCCTCGCATCTCAGCGACTGGACGGCAAGCTCGTCCTACCCGAAGCAGTCAAGCTGCTCACCCAAAAGGCAGGAGCATAACCAGCGGTTCTACACACGGATAGGGGGTGGCCGCACATGGGCACGAACGAACTCATCGATCAAGTGAAGGCGAATCTACTCATCACCTTCGATGACGACGACAGACTGATTGCTGCGCTGATCAATGCGGCCATCTCCTACGCCTGCGCTTTCCAGCACCTGCCCGAAAACCACTACGAGACACGCGACATGTCTGGGGCAACGCGGCAAGGAATTGTCATGCTCGCCTCGCATTTCTACGAGTCTCGTGATGGTTCCACGGCAGGATTCTGGGCCGATAAACCCGATGCGGCGCGGGCGGTATGGAACGCGGTCAACAACCTGCTGCGTCTGGATCGGGATTGGAAGGTGTAGACCAATGGCTTCTCTTGGATCCATGCGCACCACCATCGACCTCATCCAGCCAATGGTTGTGCGTGATAAGGCGGGGTTCACTACCACACGCGATGAAGTGCGAGCAACGGTGCGGGCGCAGATCGAGGTTCGGCATGCATCGGCTGCGTGGGTGAATCGAGCCGCATATACGAAAGCTGACGTCCTCTTCCGCATCCGCACCGTCCCCGGACTATCCGTAACTACGGATATGCAGATCAGCGGACCGGATGGCAGGTATGTGATCGACGCAGTCGAAGTGATCGGCCGTTACGTGGAGATTCTCGCCCACCAGACCACGCCCGAAGGGAGCAACTGATGGCTAGAGTGCAGATTCGCCTGCCGAACGCGTTCATTGATTCCCTCGACGCTGCCAGCCGTGTGCTCGAAACATCTGCTGATGAGGTTCTGCAAGCTGGGGCTGCGGTGGTTGAACCGCGTATGCGAGCCAACCTCACCGGTGCGATCGGACGGGCCACCAAGCAGCCCTCGCGTTCAACCGGGCAACTACTCGCAGCGCTTGGTACAAGCTCGGTGAAAGTAAACAGCCGAGGCGATCACAACATTAAAGTCGGCTTCGCTGAAAATCGCCGTGACGGCAGAGCGAATGCGTTGATCGCCAGCGTCCTCGAACACGGCCGATCCAACCAGTCCGCACGTCCGTTCCTGGCGCCTACACGTTCGCAAACACGGCGTGGTGCGATCGACGCCATGAAAACGGCGCTGATCGCGCGGATTGAGCAGGTGGGGCCATGACCGCATTATTGGAACAACTAACGAACATCGCTGACAAGCTCGGGCTGCCGTTCGAAGTCGGCCTGTATACGGCCACGCCAGCGCCGCAGACGTATCTCGTGGCAACCCCGCTGACAGACATGTTCGACGTGTTCGCAGACAATCAACCCAGTATCGAGGTTGAGGAAGTCCGCCTCGCACTCTTCACCAAAGGAAACTATCTCGACCTGCGTAACCGCATTACTCGCGCACTGCTCGACGCCGGATTAACGATTACTGGTCGTACCTATGTCGGCTTTGAAGCTGATACCGGATTTCACCATTACGCGCTCGATGTGGCGGCAGCGAACTCGTGGGGTTAGGCGGTTTCGTCGTCGAAGAAGTCGTCGTCGATCTCGTAGAGGGTGAACTCGCGGGCCTTATGGACGGCAACCCCGTAAGCGAGCATCAGGCTGGTGAGTTTGATGCCGTCGATGAGGATGATCCTGCCGTGGCGATATCCAGCTGCGGTGCGCTCGGCAGCGGGCTGGAAGCTGGATGTCGTGATGAACACGCCCAGGTTCGCACCGCGTGAATCCAGGGATCCGATGAAGTTGCGAATCTCTGGATCACCGACTTTGTTCGTGTCGGCGTAACGCTTGGCCTGAATGTAGATGTTCGTCAGCCCGAGAGCGTCCTGGCGGATCACACCGTCGATACCTCCGTCACCGGAGCGCCCGACATGCTGTTTCTCACCGTGGGTGCCGCCGTAGCCCATCGCCCACAACACGTCGATCACGGCCTTCTCAAAGAACTCGGGCGAGGCTTCCTGCAGGCGTTTGCGCAGCGCGGTCTCGGTCTGCGCGTTGAAGGTTCGCTCGGCAGCAGCCATCACCTCGACCGGGTTCGCCTCCTCCTTGGCAGTTGACTCCAAGGTATCCGGAACCTCGCGCTTGCGGGCGGCGATTTCTTCCTGGTAGGCCTGCCACACAGGCCACTCGAGCATGTCCTTCTCGGAATACTCCGCCAAAGACCGAGCATCGACAGTTGAGTCCCTCATAGTGGTGTAGCGGGGTGGTCGTGCTGGACAGCAGGGCGGTCACCGCGTGATCCTCGAGTTCATCTTCTACAACTC